TCAGTCTTTCCTCAGCTTGAAGGCATCGGCGAACGCTGCGACGCCGGGATTTGCGGCGGCGATGATCATGCGGCGTACCGCGTTGGGCGACTTCGCGTAGAGGGCTTCGGCTTGTTCCGCCAACTCGTCCAGGTCGGAATTGGCGGGCGCGTATCTGACACGACCGGCTTCATCGGTAACGACGAGACCCGCGGCCGCCAGATCGGCGAGGCCCTGCTCGACGACCAGATCGCTTGCCCGCAGGGCGGAGACGATCGCGGCGGTTTCCAGCAATTGATCGCGCCGGGCGCGCACATGGCACAGCAGCTCGATCGCCCAGACGGAGCGGAAGGTGGCGCGGATGAATGCGTGGAGATCCTGCTCCTGCGCCGTCACGTTCCCCCCTTCGTCAAATGCTGATCCTATAAGAAATTTGTGGCATCTCGCGTGAGATGCAAAGCCCGCTAAATAGGCCAACACATAAGGGAGAGGTTAGTTCCCGTGTTTGATAAATAACCTATTTGGAAAAATCTACTTGACATCGTCATGCTGATCTGGCACATCCCAGTCAACGTCGAGAATTGAATCGACAGGCCGGCAGCGCCCTTCCTGCTCGGTCCCGACCCTCCAGCAGGATATCAGATATGAGCCACCGCCCCAGGGCGGGCGCTGTTGGCGTGCAGCCGCCGCGGCGTCGAAGCCGTAAACCGCGTCAATGGACGAAGCTGCGGCGACGGCGCTTCCTCGAAGCGCTTGCCGAAAGCTGCAATGTGAGCAAGGCCGCGCTGGCCGCGGGCGTGGATCGGTCAAGCGCCTACGATCTCAAGGCCCGTGATCCGGAATTCATGCGCGGCTGGCGCGAGGCGCTGGAGCGGGCGCATGGCGAGCTCGAGTGGGACATGCTCAAGCACGCCAGGGAGGGCGACGTCCGCACTGAATTGACGCTCGACCCGGAGACGCGCAAGCCGATCAAGATCAAGCTGACACACGAGCGCCGACACCGGGTCGCGATACGGCTGCTGCTGTCGCACAAGGCCGAAGTGGCCGCTTTCCGCATCGCCGAGGCGGCCAAAGGGGATGCGTCGGATCAGACGGGCGACCGCGAGGCCCAGGCCCTCGCCTGGCTGGATGAGATCGACGCCCGGCTTGCCGCGAACGAAGCAGAGACCTCCCCATGAATATGCCCGGCCGATCCCGCTTGCAGCGCTTCGCGCGGCTGCCTCGCCGAGAACAGGAAGCCGCGATCGCGAAGCTCGGAAGGAATGGCTGCGCGTGGTTCGTGAAGGAATGGCGCATCAAGGCACGCGAAGAGCAACTCCCGCCGGCCGGCGACTGGTCGACCTGGCTGGTCATGGCGGGGCGCGGCTTCGGCAAGACGCGGGCCGGGGCGGAATGGGTGCGGGAGATTGCCGAACGGGATGGGGCGGCGCGGATCGCATTGGTCGGCGCTTCGCTGCACGATGCGCGCAGCATCATGGTCGAGGGAGAGAGCGGCTTGCTCGCGATCGCCCCGCCGGACTGGCGGCCGCGATGGCTGCCATCGCTGCGCGAGTTGCGCTGGCCGAACGGCGCGCGGGCGCAGATTTTCGGCGCCGCCGATCCAGATGCGCTGCGCGGGCCGCAGCATAGCCATGGCTGGGCCGACGAGATCGGCAAATGGCCGCACGGCATAGCGGCCTGGGACAATCTGGCGATGGGCATGCGGCTGGGCCGCCGGCCGCGCATGGTGGCGACGACGACGCCGAGGGCGACGCCATTGGTCGTGCGCCTCGCTGCCGATCCTGGCGTGGTGGTGACGCGCGGGCGGACGCGGGACAATGGCGCCAACCTCCCGGCGGCCTTTCTTGCCGAGATGGAGCGCGGTTTCGCGGGCACGCGGCTCGGGCGGCAGGAGCTGGACGGCGAATTGCTGCTCGATATCGAGGGCGCGCTCTGGACGCGGGCGCTGATCGAGCAATGCCGGCATCTGGGCGCGGCACCGGGCCGGGATGCATTGGTGCGCGTCGTGGTCGGGGTCGATCCGCCGGCGCGGGCCTCGGGCGACGCCTGCGGCATCGTCGCGGCCGGACGCGACCGGAGCGGCATGGCCTATGTGCTGGAGGATGCGACGGTGGAAGGCGCAAGCCCCGAGCGTTGGGCCCGGCGGGTCGCCGAGACGGCGGCGCGATGGCGGGCCGATCGTGTCGTGGCCGAAGCGAACAATGGCGGCGACATGGTCGCGGCGGTGCTGCGCGCGGCCGACATCGCGCTGCCGGTGAAGATGGTGCACGCCTCGCGCGGCAAGACGGCGCGGGCGGAACCGGTCGCGGCGCTCTACGAGTCCGGCCATGTCCGCCACGCAGCGAATTTGAGTGCGCTAGAGGACCAGCTCTGCGGTCTGACGATCAATGGATTCTATGAAGGACCGGGCCGTTCGCCGGATCGCGCGGACGCGCTCGTCTGGGCTCTGACCGAAATCTCGCTGTCATATTCTGGTAATGCCCGGCTACGATCCCTATAAAGCGTTGTGGGGCGATTCTATTCACGGACAGTTCTGGCGCCAATCCGGGGAAGGCGGCGAATTCACTGGGGAATAGGTGACCAGAAGGAGTCCAGGCCCGGATGGATGTCATCCTGAGGCGCATATCCGATGCCCCGTCGTTGCCGCTGATCTGGCGGCACATGACTCGATATTTTCGACGGCACGGCTTCGGCGCCAGCAGCTATTATATTGTCCGCAGCGGATCCAACCTGCCGGCCACGGCGCCGCTGCAGGACGGCTATTCGCATGAAGAGGTGGAAGCCTATCTCTCGTTCGATTTCCAGCGCCTCGATATCGTGCCGCGCATCGCCTTGGCCGCCGGGGTGCCGGTGCGCTGGCGAGAGGCGTGGGCCAGCATCCAGGTGACGAGCGAGGAGCGCGCGTTCCAGATGGCGCTGCAGGCGGTGAACTTCCCGGACGGCTATTCGCTGCCCTGCTATGGGCCGGGCAACCGCAATGCAGTGGTGGGCATCACGAGCCGTGACGACGATTTTCGCCCGTCCATGGCCGAGCTCACCCAGCTGCAGTTCGCGGCTCAGGCGGCGCATCTGCGGATCTGCGCGCTGTTCGCCGACGAGGTGGCGCTGGACCGGCAGCTGTCGAGCCGCGAGAAGGAGATCCTCGACTGGGTGGCGCGCGGCAAGAGCAACACGGTGATCGCCGAGATACTGGAGATCTCGCCCGGTACGGTGGATACCTATATGCGCCGCATCTACGAGAAGCTCGAAGTCTCCGACAGGACGTCCGCGGCGGTCAAGGGCGTGGGACTGGGCCTCATCGCAGCCTGACAGCCCGCATGACGCGCGGGTGGCATGGCGGGATCTTGGCCTGACGAACGAGTGTATTTTCCGCGGGTCGACCTGACGGCCAAATGGAGCGTCTTGCGGGCGCTGATCGTGCGCCATGTGCCACGCTTCATTGTCATCCTGAACTCTTTTCAGGATCTCCGTCGCCGCGCAGAGCGTGCCGAAAGATGGATGCTGAAACACGTTCAGCATGACGTCCCAAATTAAGGAGACGATCAGTGAAATGGTTTGGACGAAAGGCCGGGGGCCCTGCCCCGCGGCCGCCGCTGGCGCGCGCCTGGCTTGGATCGGGCTGGGCAGGGAATTGGAATGGCGGGGGCGACTGGCCGCAGAGCTATGAGGCGCAGCTTCGCGCGGCGATCCTCGCCAATCCGGTAGCACAGCGCGCACTGCGGCTGGTGAGCGAGGCCGCCGGCGGCGCAGCGCTGATGGCGAGTGCGGACAGGGAAGGGGATGCCGCGGCGGCACTGGTGCTCGTGCAGAAACGGGCGGCAGGACAAGGCCTCGTCGAGACAGTGGCCGCTCATATCTTGCTCCATGGAAATGCCTATGTGCAGATCGGCCATGGGGCCGACGGCAGGCCGGCGAGCCTCTATGCCCTGCGGCCCGACCGGGTGACGATCGAAGCCGATGCGCGGGGCTGGCCACTCGCCTATCGCTACCGCGCGGGGGAGGCGGCCGTCAGCTATGTCAGCGAGGACGCTGCCGGGCGGACCGCGGTCATCCACATGAAGTCCCTCAATCCGGCCGACGATCATTATGGTCTCGGCTGCCTGGGGGCGGCCGCCGGCGCCGTTGCGATCCACAATGCCGCGACCCAGTGGAACAAGGCCCTGCTCGACAATGCGGCGCGACCCTCCGGCGCACTGGTCTATGACGGCGGCGAGGGGGCGGTGCTGTCACCAGATCAATTCGACAGGCTGAAAGTGGAGCTCGAAACGGCCTTCCAGGGCCCGGGCAATGCCGGACGACCGATGCTGCTGGAAGGGGGATTGAGCTGGCATGCGCTCAGCCTCTCGCCGCATGACATGGATTTCGTGGCGCTGAAGGCAGCGGCGGCACGGGATATCGCGCTCGCCTTCGGAGTGCCTCCGATGCTGATCGGCCTGCCGGGAGACAGCACCTATGCCAATTATCGCGAGGCCAATCGCGCGCTCTGGCGGCAGACCGTGCTGCCGCTCGCCGAGAAGATATTGGGCGGGCTGGCGCAAGGGCTGCGCGGCTTCATGCCAGGGCTGTCGATCGGCGTGGATATGAACGCCCTGCCGGCCCTGATCGAGGACCGCGCCATGTTGTGGGACCGCGTCGCCCTGGCGGACTTCCTGTCCAACGAGGAGAAGCGGGCGATGCTGGGCATCGGACCAGTCCCGGAGAGTGCGGCATGAGGGCGCGCGACAGCGAGATGCTCGCGCTGCTGGTCGCACAGGCGGAAGAGCGAGGCGGCGACCTCGTCATGATCCGGGCACTGGTCGAGGAGGCGAGCGACCTGGGCGCGGCGCGGGCGCTGGAGCGGTTGGGACTGGCGGACGCGACGGCGCATGACGACGTGCGTGAGTTGCGCGAACTGCTGCGTGGCTGGCGCGACGCCAAGCGTGCGGCACGCAATGCGGCTGTGGGCTGGCTCATCCGGGTCGCCGCAGCATTGCTGTTGCTCGGCCTGGCCGTGAAGGTCGACCTGTTGCGGATGCTGCGGGCGTGAAGGGTGCAGCAATTGCAGAACGGCCCGTGCGCTTCGCGGGCTATGCGGCGATCTTCGACCGCCTCGACAATGGTGGCGACATCATCACGCGCGGCGCCTTTGCCGAAAGCCTGAAGCGGCTGACGGGGCGCGAATTGCCGTTGCTCTGGCAGCATGGCCCCGAGCAGCGCATCGGGGCGATCGAGCTGGCCGGCGAGGATGAGCGCGGCTTGCGCGTGGTCGGACGGATCGATGCGCAGGGATCGACGGCGCAAAAGGCCGCAGCATTTCTTAAGGACGGGCGGCTGGACGGGCTATCATTCGGCTATCGGGTGGTCGCTGCCGAGGGCGACAAGCCAAGACGGCTCGATGCGCTCGACCTCGTCGAGGTCAGCCTCGTGACGCATCCGATGCAGCCGCTGGCGCGGGTGCATGCGGTGGAATGAAGAAAGGGAAAGACCGGAGTCCCTCCCTTCCCTGATTCATGTTGCCTGGAGGTGCGTCAGGCGAAGCGGATAGCGACCTTGCGGCGGCGCATGCCCGCGCCGACGAGGCTGAAGCCGGCGATCATGAGCGCCCAAGTGGTGGGCTCCGGGACGGCACCGTTATACTTCAGCTTGACCATGTAGGACTGGTCAGGGCCGTCGCCATCGTCGCTGACGAGATAGATGTTGCCCAGCGCATCGAGCGTCAGGCCCTCGAACTTGCCGCCGGCGCCCGTGGGATCGATCGTCGAGGTGAAGCCGGCGAGCGAGTAGCTGCCGACCAGCGTGCCGGTCTTGGTGACTTCCATGATTACCTGCGACTTGCCGCTGAGGATCAGCAGATTGTCCGAGGTCGCGCCGCTGAAGCCGCCGTTCGAGAGAACCGCGATGTCCGAAAGCGTGCTGAGGCCGAGCGCGCCGATATTGAAGGGGTTCGTGACCGTGCCGGTACCGGCTGCCCAGTCGGCACCCGTGATCTTGTAGATCGCCTGGGGATCGGTTTCCTTCACGCCCCAGAAATCGCCGGTGGTCTTGTCGAAGGCGATGCCTTCGAGGCCCTTGTTGCCGGCATCGGCGCCGACGCTGATCCGCTGCGCGGAGCCGAAATCGGTGTACTGACGATCGCCGTCGGTCGTGGCGCTGGTCACCTTGAACATGTCCTGGACGCGCTCTGAACCAATGACATAGTTGTTGTTGCCGATGTAGGTCAGGCCCTCTGGATCGCACTTCTGGCTGGCGAAGGTCTGGCAGCCACTGACCGTGATCGTCGCCAGGAAGTTGCCGTTCATGTCATATTCGCCGAGAGTGGCGAAATAGTTGCTGGTGGAACCCTGCCTGGTCTCTTCGTCGTTGGTGACCATCAGGCGGTTCAGGTCCCAGTTATAGGCGACCGAGCTGCCTTCGTGCGTCGGGATCGCCTTGGTCCATTCGACGGTGTAATTGTCCAAGATGCCGGCGGCATTGGCCGAAACGGCGCCGGTGCAGGCGAGCAAACCCGCGCAGCCGCGCAGAAGAGCGGTTTTCATAGTCATCCCCACTTTGGTTGCGTTCCCAGATGCCCCTTTCCGGACGAAAAGAGGCTCCACAGGGCTATGGCGACCGACCATGACGGGCGGGTTACGGATTGGTTAACCAATTGAGACAGCGCACCCTGTGCCGCGCTGGGACGGTTCGAGCTGATGGTTGCAAGCGCTTGGGAGGGCCGCTGCGATGGGCCCCTCTCCAACTACGCCTAGCCGCCTGAAGGCGACAAGGCTCCATATCCTCTCCCCTGAAGGAGAGAGGAGTTCGGTTTCGGGGGGCTCACGGCCCCTTTTTCTTTGTCTGAAGCAGGAGACGTGAACATGCTGGAAATGAAAGCCAATGCGCTGGAGGGGAGCTTTGACGCGATCCTGCAGGCCGACCGGATTGCGGGCCTCGAGGAGCGGGTCGAGGCGCTCGACGTTGTGTTGAAGGCGCAGACCGAACGAGCAGCGCGCCCGCCACTGGATGGCGCCAAGGGTGGCGAGGCCGATCCGGCCCGTATCGCCTTCACCGAGAAATATCTGCGCCGCGGCATCGAGGCCGGCGTCGAGCTCAAGAGCTTTTCGGGCGCGACGCCCGGTGCCGGCGGCTATGCGGTGCCCCGCGAAATCGACCAGATGATCGAGGCGACGCTCAAGGCCATCTCGCCCATCCGCGCCGTCGCCAATGTCGTGCGCACCGGCACGGCGGGCTATCGCAAGCTGGTGACGACCGGCGGTGTGGTCTCGGGCTGGGCCTCGGAAACCGGAGCACGCCCGGAGACCGGCACGCCGACCTTCCAGGAAATCGCACCGCCCTCCGGCGAGCTTTACGCCAATCCGGCGGCCAGCCAGGCGATGCTGGACGACGCGCAGTTCGATGTTGAAGGCTGGCTCGCCCATGAAATTGCCCGCGAGTTCGCCAGAGCGGAAGGCGCGGCTTTCGTGAGCGGCAACGGCAGCAACAAGCCCAAGGGCTTCCTCACTTATACGGCGACGAACGAGGCCGACAGCGTGCGCGCCTTCGGTTCGCTGCAATATGTGGCGTCGGGCGCGGCGGGCGGCTTTGCGGCCTCGAATCCCCAGGACAAGCTCATCGACCTCGTCCAGGCACTGAACAGCGCCTATCGCCAGGGCGCGGTGTTCGTCATGAACTCGGCGACGCTGGCCCGCATCCGCAAGTTCAAAACCTCGGACGGCGCGTTCCTGTGGCAGCCCTCGCTGGCCGCGGGCATGCCGGCGACGCTGCTCGGCTATCCGGTGATCGAGGCGGAGGACATGCCCGATGTCGCGGCCGACAGCCTCTCGGTCGCCTTCGGCAATTTCGCACATGGCTATGTGATCGCGGAACGCAGCGAGACGAGCATCCTGCGCGATCCGTTCACCAACAAGCCGTTCGTGAATTTCTACGCGGTGAAGCGCATCGGCGGCGCCGTAGCGAACAGCGATGCGATCAAGCTGATGAAGTTTGCCGCCTCGTAAGGCTTCGGCGTCCTCGCCCCTTCTGGGGGAGAGGATACGAAGCCTTGTAGCGGCGACCAGGCGAGGTTGGAGCGGCTCCCCTCTCCAAGCGCCGCTAGCCGTCTTCGACGGCAAGCTCCGCTATCCTCTCCCCTGAAGGGGCGAGGAGAAGGGGCTGCCCGCCGCCCTGCCGGGTTTCTCCCCGCCCCGGCAGGGCGGCCATATCTTTTGCGACCGACAGAAAGGTCTCCCTTTCATGACCGTGACGATCGAAAACGGCGGGCCGCTGGCCGCGCCGCTCGACGCGCTGAAGGCCTATCTGCGCATCAGCAGCACAGCTGAAGACGATTTGCTGACGGACCTCATCCGCGCTGCGACCGATGTTGCCGAACGGTTCATCGGCCAGCTGATCGTCGCGCGCGGCGTCGAACAGATACTGGAGCCGAGCAGCGAGTGGCGCGCGCTGGCGATGCGGCCCGTGACGGCGATCACCGCCGTGGCGGGCGTGCCGGCAACCGGTCCGGAATTCCCGCTCGGCGTGGATGCCTATGCCGTCGACATCGACGGCAATGGCGATGGCTGGCTGCGCATGCGGGACGCGGGCGCGGCGGCGCGGATCCACGTGAGCTATCGCGCGGGCATTGCCGCCGATGCCGATGGCGTGCCGGACTCGATCCGCCTCGGCATCGTCCGCCTGGCCGGCGACTATCATGCGCTGCGCGAAGGCGTTCGTGCGCATCCGCCAGCATCGGTAACGGCGCTCTGGCGGCCATGGCGGCGGATGGTGCTGACATGAGCGCGGAGTTGGCGGCACGCGCCGCGATCCTTGCGGCGCTGCAGGGCGACGCGGCACTTGCGGGCCTGGTGAACCAGATTGCGGATGGCGAGCCGATCAAGGCCAGTCCGCCCTGGTTGCTGGTTGGCGGCGCCACGGCGAGCGGCTGGGGCGCGCGCGGCGTCCGTGGTGTCACCTTGCGCCAGACGATCGAGCTGACATTGCGCGGCGACCAGCTCTCGGCGGTGACGGCGATCCTCGACCGGACCGATGAATTGCTGCGCAGCATGGACGGCGACCTCGGCGCGTGGCGCATCACATATCTCGCCTTCGAGCGCTCGCGCATCCGGCGCAGCGGCACCGAATGGCGCGCGATGGCGGACTATTCGATCCGCATGGCGCGGACCCTCTGAACCCTCACATCCGAAAGGACAGACCATGGCAGTGGAAAAGGGCAGCGCATTCCTGCTCAAGATCGGCGACGGCGGAGCGCCGGTTGCTTATGCGACAATCGCGGGACTGCGCACGACGCAGATGTCGGTGAACGGCGAGGCAGTCAACATCACCAGCAAGGATTCGGGCGGCTGGCGGCAGTTGCTGCCGGGCGCGGGCGTGCGCGCGGTGAGCGTTTCGGGCGCGGGGATTTTTACTGGATCGGCGGCGGAAGTTCGACTGCGCAATCATGCGCTGGGCGGCGCGATCGACGATTATGAACTGAGCTTCGAGAGCGGCGAGAAATTGCGCGGCAAGTTCCTCGTGACCCGGCTCGATTATGCCGGCGATTACAATGGCGAGCGCAGCTACACACTCAGCCTCGAAAGCTCCGGCGTCGTGAGTGCGCTGTGAGCGAGCCCAACATCGTGCGCGGGGAGACCGGCTTTTCGGTCGGCGGCCGGACGCGCCTGCTGCGGCCGAGCTTTGCGGCGCTGGTTGCAGCGGAAGGCGAGCTCGGGCCGTTGCTGGCGCTGGCCGACCGGGCGGCAGCGGGCGGGCTGCTGCTTTCCGAAATGGCGGCGCTGATCTGGCATTGTCTTGCCGAGCGGGAGGGGCTGGCGCGCGAGGATATCGGCGAGGCGCTGGTGGCGCAGGGCGTGGGTGCCGCGCTGCCGGCGCTCCGGGCGATCCTGCGCCAAGTGCTGGCCGGATCGGCATGAGCTTTGCCGAGGACGCGCGGAAGCTCGCCGGTCAGGCCGGGCTGCTCCTCGGCTGGCGGCCCGACGAGTTCTGGCGCGCGACGCCGGATGAGCTGGAGACGGCGTTGGACGCGCTCGCCGCGATGATCCCGGAAGGCGCCGCGCCGCCGGGCCAGGCGACATTGGCGCGCCTCAAGGAGATGCACCCCGATGGATGACGATTTCGACAGCGTGACGATCGGCGTGCGCACCGACGTCGCACGCTTCACACGCGATGTGGCGGAGATGCGCGCCCAGTTGGAGGGACCGCTGGCCGGCGCCGGCGACCGGGCAGGCCGGGCGATCGAGGCCGGGCTGCTGCGCGCGGCGCGGTCCGGCAAGCTTGGCTTCGAGGATATGGGCAAGGTCGCGCTGTCGATCCTCTCGCAGATCGCCGCGGCAGCCATGCGCGACGGGCTGCACAGCATTGGCATCGGCGGGAAGGGCGGCGGCAGCGGGATCGCGAGCGGGCTGCTGAATCTCGGCACATCGTTGCTCGGCGGCCTGATCGGCCTGCCGGGACGGGCGATGGGTGGCCCCGTCTCACCCGGCGCGGCTTATCTGGTGGGCGAGCGCGGACCGGAGATGTTCGTTCCGACAAGCAGTGGCCAGGTCGTGCCGGGCGGGCAGGGCGCGCCGCGTGACGTGCGCGTCTCGATCACCGTCAACGGGAATGGAGCGGATGCGCCGCGGGCACTGGCCCGC